ATCATCATTTAATCAAAAGCTATATAAACCGACTAAAAATCGAAGATTATATTCGTACAATGATTCGTCAAGACAATGAATTTGTGTTTGGTACAATGCTGAGCGAAAATTGGGATAAATGGTTAAGCATGAAAAAATGCTATTACAGAGGGTGTATATATCCGAATTACCTAATATTTTTAAACACTTATTGTGTCGATAATGAATCTTATAAATGTAAACAAATATTGTCCGATTATTTTTTAAAACAAGGAATGAGTAAAAATCAACATAAAAAGAATGCAGTTAAATATATAAGATGGAAACCATAAATATAAATAGTATTTTGGGTAGGGAAGAAGAATCAAAAAGAATCAAACATATTTTACAAGATTTCGAAAAAAATAAGCACATTTTAACCACAAAAAAAGGCATTTATATATACGGTGAGCCGGGTTCTGGTAAAACAACATTTATAAATAATATTTTAAAAGAACTAGATTATGACATTATTAAATACGATGCCGGAGATATACGAAACAAATCCATCATGGACACCATTACAAAACATAACATGTCTGATAAGAATGTCATGAGTATGTTTCATAAAAAAGTGAAACGTATCGCAATCATAATGGATGAAATTGATGGGATGAACAACGGTGATAAAGGCGGTATTAATGCGCTTATTAAAATAATTAGACCCAAAAAAACAAAGAAGCAGCGCCTTGAAGAAATTACGCTAAATCCGATAATATGTATTGGAAACTATCATATAGACAAAAAAATAAAGGAGCTTATGAAGGTTTGCGATGTCGTTGAATTGAAAACTCCGACTAAACCACAAATCACGAATATTATCGATTCACTAATACCTAGTATGGATATAAATATAAAAAACAATGTAATCCACTATATACAAGGCGATTTAAGAAAATTCACGACTATATATGAACTATACAAGAACAAACAGAACATTCTGAATAACGATATTATACAAAACATATTTTTAATGAAATCATACAACGATGATACGCGAAAAATCACACAAAAATTAATCAATAATCATTTTCCTATTGAAGAACATCTAACAATAATGAACGAAACCGACAGAACCATTGTAGGTTTATTGTGGCATGAAAATATTGTAGATGTATTAAGCAAAATGAAGAAGGAAGATGCTATTCCTATTTATTCGCACATGTTATCCAATATGTGCTTTGCTGATTATATTGACCGTATTACATTTCAGAAGCAAATTTGGCAATTCAATGAGATGAGCTCACTAATTAAAACATTTAAGAACAATCATTACTATCATAGTTTATTTAACAGTGAGAAACAAAAATCCAAACAAATGTTTAATCCCACTGAGGTTCGGTTTACAAAGGTACTAACAAAGTACTCTACAGAATATAATAATTCTATTTTTATACAGAATCTTTGCCAAGAACTATCGATGACACAAAAAGACTTGTATGCTTTTTTCCTAGAATTAAAAAATAAATACAATGATGCTGAGATAGCATTGTTGTTTGAAAATCACGATATATCTAAATTAGATATTAATCGAATGTATCGTTATTTAGACAAGTATTTGAAAGAGGATGCGCCGGAAACAGAAGATATTGTATGCGATGATGAACCGGATGAATAATATAAATGAAAGAGTTATTGATTATGGTATAAAAGATAAAAGATGCGACGTATTATTATTATTTACACCCTTGAAGAAATAAGTAAATGATTTTTATGTAATTTATTATATAAAAATCAGTATCTAAAAATACACACAGTTTACAATATACAAAATTTATCTGTTTAATTTAATTTAATTTGTCTGCTTAGCTCGTGCTGCCAAGTTCTTGTTGTACCAAGCTTCCTTTAGTGGTTGTTCCAAATGAACAAATTGATGGTTCTCGTATTGCTCCGGACTATCATAAAACAAAAACAATGGGTCCTTTCTTTCGTTGCGACCTACAGCATCAATAACCTTAAACAAAAGGTCTTCATTAACGCTACCCACCAAATAAGAGTAATACTGGCCCGTAACAGCATTTCGGATTCTTGTTCCAACTTGACCCGAACCATAACTTTGAATATTCACCTTCTTGTAAAATTTGCCATCAGTCCATGTATCATTAATAACTTTCACATGCTTCTGGTAATATCTATCAAATTCACGCAATTTCTCTACAGACTTATCCTTCTTGCTATCATCGAAAACGGCATCATCTGTAGGATTGTAGTATTCTTCGTAAGGCATCTATCTAGTATACATTATAGTTCGTTTTGTCTTTAAATTATTTTTAAAAATATATTATTTGTTACTACATTTATGTGTATAGTATTTCACTTCACTTCATTTGTTAGTAGTTTTATTTGTTAGTGGTTTTATAACCAGCCAATTCATTTGTTAGTTCCTTTACCTTTTTAATTAATTCAGTAATAATAACATTCTTATCATTTAGTTTTTTTTCGTATTCGCGACGTATTTCTTCCGAACCCTTTTCAATTGATCCGGCTATCTTTTGCTGTGCTTCCATATATGCTTTGTATTGTTGTATTTTCTGTTCTCTATTTTGCTCCATTTCTTTTATTTGTGCTAGAACCAATGGTTTATTTTCGGGTCTACCGGGTTCATAGTTTTCCAAAAGAGTATTTACATCATACATATAGAATTGCTTTGAGTCAGCATCTCTTACAAAATCGTTTACAGTAAGGCGCGAAACGCTCATTTTACTCTGCTCTGGATTTTCCAGCAATTTTTCCTTATTTAAAGAATTGTGTTTATGTGAAAATACCAGAATAGTTTTCAACGGATCCAGTTGGATAAGGGGAATGGTATATCCTTTTGTAAATTTAGTTTCCTCCGCAAACGCGTTTTCATCATCATACAATGTATCCTTTAATAATTCCCTTTTAAACGCAAAGGTAGCCGCAGTGGCGTGATATTGCTTATACGGACCACATTGATATATTTTGTTTTTCGAATCAAAGTAAATATACATTTCTGACGCACCGGCTAATAAATAAGATGGATTATGTTGTAATTTTTCAACAGCGTGCTCTACTCGCTGGGGTGGATAATAATCATCGTCGTCCATATACACAATAATATCACCCAAACATTTCTGATGCATTAAGTTCCTCTTTTTACCCAATAACATTTTTTCTTCATAATAATAGTACTTCACTTGAGGAATATCTGTAACAAGGTCTCCAATCGGGTCTGTTCCGTCATCAATAATAATCCATTCTATTCTATCTTTTGGATAAGTTTGTAACTGGAAACAACGAATCAAAGAGGGAATAAAGGGTCTACGATTGAATGTTGGTGTACATATACTAACAAATGGGAGTAAGTTGTTTGTTAGTTTAGTTTTATTCATAATGAATAAAATAAATACATGTATTTATATTTTTATTTTATTTTTACATATTTTTATACAAACATATTTTTATATAAATCTTATATTATATTTTTTTTGATGTATTGGTTTTACCTTTGTTTTAACCCTTTTCCCTCCACCTAATTGTTCATCGCCTACTTGATTGTTTGTAAAAACTGGCTGAGGTTGTGCTGCCGGTTCTATCTTTGTTACGGTTGTTGTAGTGTTTGTAATAGGGTTTATTGTCTGTAATTCAATTTCCTTTGGTTTTACAGTTTCTACTGGTTTTATTGGTGTTTCTTTTGGTATTGTTTCTACTGGTTTTATTGGTGTTTCTTTTGGTATTGTTTCTACTGGTTTTACAGTTTCTATTGATGTTTCTTTTGGTTTTATTGGCTGTAATTCAATTTCTTTTATTGGTTCACTAGTCGTATCATTTGTTAGTGTATTTTGGAAATCAGCTTTTATTTCATCAAGTGGGATTAATAGTTTCTTTTCAGAAGTTACTGTACTACTACTACTACTACTACCACCTTCTTTAGCCGGTGGTGTACAAATATCTATAGTGACATTAGGGTCTATCTTTCCAATTTTTGCTATTTTAACATGCTGTCTAATTCCAGAAGTGAAATTATCAGTTCCGCTACTAGGAATGTCGCTATTGTAAATACCCATATAATATGCGACAACAATCGCAATAATAATATATATTAATGACGATGGTCCTAGGTAAGCCGACCCATTTGAAATAAGACTAAATGTTGCTAAAACGAGGAAAAATAGTTTTTTATACATAAATGTATCTTTTAAAAAGTCCCAAAAATCATGGGACTGTGATGATTTATCCCCTTTTATTTTATAAGTCGCAGTTAAAGGAGTTAAAATTCCATAAATGGTATTAAAAATGGGGAAGAGAATAACCGAAATAATCACCGGAATAAACCATATACCTAAAAATAATGTTTTCCAATTAAAGAATGTAATGTCTGCTTGTGCTTGCCATTCATCACGATTGTTTTTGTGCGCGTTTCTTACTAGTTGGGGTATATGGAAGAAATGAAACGCTAAACAAGTACAAATATTAAAAAAATACAAACCAATCCATAAAAATATACCGAAAAAACTATACAATAACATAATAAACGGTTCTGGTAGGAAACTCAAATAATAAAATATGGTTGTAATTGCCCAGTAATTTACAGCACACATGCTATCGTAAACGCTTGAAAAGTATTGGGTTCCATTTGAGAACCAGCTCGCATTAGGAGACGAATATGTCTTTAATTTACATATAAAAGAATTCTTAAAGCTTGCTAAAAAATTAGCTGTTAAAAATTGTGCTTTTTGGGAAACATCGTCATTGCTTGTAAAAAATATGTTCGCACGTTTTATATTTATGTCTATAGGCATTTCTTCTACTGGACGATATAAATTGGTATAAGGTGCTAAATTTATGTCATCTGGTAAAATATTAGCTTGCGCAACTTTTGTTGTATATAGACCCAGACTTCCAATAATAAAAACACTAATAATAATGGTAAAAAGTATACTACTAATATAGTTTTTGAAGAATCCTTTAATATCTATTCCATTAGAGGCTCCAGTACTATCATTCTTTTTATCATCAATAGAACTTGTATCGGTTGTTGACATTATAATAAATGTATATTAAAAAATACAAATAAAATCACAATTATTTAGTCATTTTTCTTACATTTGATTACATTTGTATACAAACTTTTATATTACAGTATATATAATGAGCACTAAAGTACTAATTATATATATTATAGGTTGTTTATTGCTTTTATGGATAATCATACAATGGGGTAGTTACTTAATTGTGAATAATCTCATTTGTAAAAGAGAAGGCCTAACTAATTTCGAACGTTACATAGAGAGACTCTATCCTTTTCCAAAAGATGCGCAAATTCATTATGATAATCTGAATTCTCCTTTATATAGCCATACAGTCGATTTGCCTCTTACTAACAAATTAAGTTGTCAGAATTTTTGTGGCCCTCAAGCCCAATGCGCAATCAGCCGCACTCAATGTACATCTGACGTCGATTGTCAAGGTTGTAATCCCGGACCTACTCCACTAACTGCCAGCGATACAATGGTTGTAGCACCTTATGATGACGGTGGAAAACTTGGTCCACAAGGACTTCAATATAGTCCGTTAACTACTGGTATTGGTTATGACAGTCACAGTATAGATTTTGCTGAAGCGACTCCGGGGTCAAAAAATGCGCAAATAAAAAAACCGTATTTGGGCGTTGATTTATGGCAAAAATCGTTCAATGATGGATTACAACTTTATAACAAGAAAAGGGAGTCATACGACAAGTATAGTGAAGGCATATCTCAAGCGATTATAGATACGCCAAATAGCAAACCTTTTGAAATAGAGAATAAATATCCCACCACAATAAGTACAACGGGTACATTTTATGAGACGCTTCCGCCCGCATCTAATGCTTATTTATCATAATTATTGTAATTATTGTAGCTATTTTAAGTAGCATATAATAGGCCGGCATTTCCACCAATAAAGTTGACAATATTGATTCGCTCTTCAAATAGATGTAAATCGAAATTATAATCATAAATGCGCCAAGTGGGTTTATTAATACCAATAATATTGCCGGTTTCGGGATCACAAATGGTTAAACTTTGAGCTAATGGGTCTAATGGTGGAACCACAGTTGTGAATTCCAATTGAATCTGATTATATCGACTCATGTTCATCGCACCGGAAGGCTGTAAATCTGAATTATTGCTATGTACGCAAAAGTTATAACAATAAAGGCCATCTGGCGCATTACCGGATGTTCTAATATATTTTTCTATGTAATTGTAAACGCCCGCTGGTTGGATATTTTCTCTATAAGAACCGTCTAATAAAATACCTAGTGCTACCAATATAAACTTTTCGTTTTGTAAATTATAGGTTTGATTAATAACAAGACCCGTTAAGGTTCCATCTGGATTGACACCGGGACCAATGGAAACGGGCACAAGTTGACCCGATTGGGTACGATAAACAGTATAATTGCCAGATGTAGGCGCTTGAACTACATTCAATGGCAAATAATTGTATGGCCAATTCGTATAATTGGACCATTCATTTCTTAAATTTACATCACTTCGCTGGAAATAAAAGAGCCAGCTAGATATCATACCGATAGAATCCAAATCTACGCGATTTGGTCCGGTAACATTGGGAAACTTCGTTTCATGTACTTGTTTTATCAAGTATTTTTGTTCTTGTAGCGCAAAGAGTCTCTCCTCGTCATTGGATAAGAATCCATAGGTACAATTCAAATGAATATCAGCATTCCACAGCGTTCTTTGGTCACTATAAGAGTCGATTGCTACGCTAACATCTGGAGGCGGCTGTAAAAACCGATAAAACTGCATATACCACAAATTGAAATTAGGCGCCACATATGGATAATTGTTTGTCGCATCGAATACATCACGGACTGCGAACAATTGATTAATTGGTCGAAATGTAATATTGATATGAAGTTCGTTGTATTGTAGAGATGTTAAAGGAAATGCCATTTGAGATTTCAAACCAAACCAAGCGTTTAACGGAATATACAGAACTCGCCCACGAATAGATGGCTCCGGACCAGCTAAATCACTTGTATAATAAGCATTCGGATACGAATTCACACGTGAGTTCGCATTGGCCGGGTCATTTAACTCCGGGACATTACCAGTCATCGTGTCAAATAATCCTTTTTTAGCATTGTTAAAATCGCGCTGAACTGCTGCTAATAAATAATCACCAGAAAACTCTTGTAGTGTATAATTACCACAAGTAATTTGAATTTTACTAATCATTTTCGCACCAATATTTTCAATCCATTTAAACTCATAAGGCGCCCATTGTTCAATATTGCCTAATCCTTGCGCAGTAGTTTCTTCGGTAACTTGCTGAGGTGGTAAAATGGGACTCCAAATACTGGGCAATGTTACGGATAAATAACAGTCCATTAATAGATCGGCATATCGAGGAATCTTAAATGTAAAATAGGATTCTTCCGATAATCGTAATGTTTTGGAACCTTCAAAATCAACACGGAATTTTTGTAGACCAAAATTAGTGTATTTATGATAAGTTGCTTTAAAAAAGCTTTTAGAGGGATTCCCATTTAGTACAATATTTTGTTGTCCTTGGCTGACCAGTTGCATTAATCCACCGCCACTCATATTATTATTATAATTATATAAATATATTTTTAATTCTTTATTTATATAATATAATATGGTAGATACGCAAAAAATACTTTCAACATTTCAGAATAATTCAGCGGTAAGCGAAACATTATTATGGTATGCTTTGACATGTATTATATTAATAATCATTATTGTCTATTACTTTTATGTATCATCATTAAGAGGTAAAGAGGTTAGAACAATGGATACTATATATGGCGATTTAAATGGAAAAATACAATCAATTGCGGATTCCCCTAATAATTACTCCTTGCGCGATTACTACATTAAAACGGCTTATAATTGTTGCAGCGGTGGCAGTTACAAAAACGATTATGTTGACATTCAAATCATGAAGGATTTGTTAAAGCAAGGCGTAAGAGGCTTAGACTTTGAGATTTATTCAATCAATGACCAGCCCGTAGTCGCTACATCGACGATTGATAACTATCATGTCAAGGAGACGTTTAATTATGTCAATTTTTCAGATGTAATGAATGTCATTCGTGATTATGCCTTTTCTACTTCTACGGCTCCTAATTCTAGAGACCCCATTATTATTCACTTACGTATAAAAAGTAATCATTTAGAAATGTACAAGAATTTTGCTGTACTATTGAAAAGCTATGATAGCATTCTACTTGGAAAAGAATACGATTCGGAATATAATGGACAGAATTTTGGCGCAGTGGAAGTACAAAAACTGCTAGGAAAGGTCGTGATCATTATGGAGAAGATTAATACGAGTTATTTGGAGGTCCCCGAATTCTATAAATTTATTAACATGACAAGTAACTCTGTATTTATGAAGGCAATTCGTTATTCGGATATTGAAACAATGAACATTAGTGCTACCGATTTGATTGAGTATAACAGACAAAATATGACCATTTGTTTACCCAATGCTGGTGCTGACCCCATAAATCCATACTTTAATGCTGTCGTAGAAACGGGATGTCAACTCGTCGCAATGCGTTACCCATTAGTAGATGAAAATATGGAAACAAATGATGCTTACTTTGACGACCATGCGCATGCTTTTGTATTGAAACCAGATAAGTTACGCTATATTCCGATTACGATTCCTTTGCCGCCGCAACAAAATCCCGCTCTTTCATATGCTACACGCACAGTTCAATCCGATTTTTACAAATTCGACATTTAAATTACTGTTACTGGTATTTGTATTTGTATTTGTATTTGTTAGTAATATTTTTTGTGGTTTTTCTTTTATAAACACAGTATATGAGCTGTCTTTTTAACAGTTTACAACATTTTATTGGGGAAGATAGTTACACAATTCGTCAAAAAATATGCGACTATTTACAAGAAAATAAACCGATTATCTCGGGGTTGGATACAACCACAGTCATTTCCTTTGAGCAATCTAATTATATAAGGAAAATGCGTTTACCAAGTACGTGGGGCGGTGCTATTGAAATTCAAGCCGCATGTAATATATGGAAATTACGTATCATTGTAAAGAATTATAGGATATACGCAAGACGTGGTCCTAATAAAGATATAGAGTTTTTACCAACATCCGGCATTTACAATAAAACCATCCAGATTTATTGGACCGGCGGACATTATGAACCAGTACCAGAGAAATAGTGCGTTAATATATTTTAGGCTTATAATGGAAATGGATTATAAGTTATTTGCTTAAATAACTTATAAAAAATATTGTGATAATATATAATGAGAAATACAAAAAATGATAAAATATGTAATGGGTTAAGTTTTGGCGATTGTGAACTCGCCATTTTACGTCAAGCAGTAGATAGCGCAGAAGAAATACAAGGCAAGCAAGTTGCGAATTCCCCGGAAGTAAAACGTATTATAAGCATTGTAGAAAACTTCTTGCGAAGAAAACAGTTGGTCTGTTATGGTGGTACTGCTATCAATGCTATATTGCCAAAACAAGATCAATTCTATAACAAAGATATTGAAATTCCAGATTATGATTTTTATAGCTCTACAGCCCTCGACGACGCGAAAGAGCTCGTAGACATATATCTAGAAAATGGGTTCCAAGAAGTAGAAGCCAAATCGGGTCAACATCACGGCACCTATAAAGTATTTGTTAATTTTATTCCCGTAGCAGATTTAACATATATTCCCAAGGATTTATTCAAAGCAATTAAAAATGAGGCCATACGTGTTGCTGGTATTTTGTACGCGCCTCCCAATTTACTTCGAATGGGAATGTATTTAGAATTATCTAGGCCAGCGGGAGATGTGAGTCGATGGGAAAAAGTATTAAAACGGCTAATATTGTTGAATAAACATTACCCATTAATGGGTAAACAATGCTCTCATATTGAGTTTCAGCGTGAAATGACGGATACAGAGCATGCGGACGAAATATATGAGTCCATTCAACAAACATTAATGGATCAAGGTGTTGTATTTTTTGGAGGTTACGCATTATCCATGTATTCACATTATATGCCGAAACACTTGCGTCACCAATTGGAGAAAATACCCGATTTTGATGTTTTATCTGAGGAACCCGTGTTAACTGCGCAAATTGTTCAAGAACGCTTAGCTGACATTGGTGTTAAAAATGTGAAAATAATTGAGCGTCCGGGAGTAGGTGAGATTATCGCGCCTCATTACGAAATAAGAGTCGGCAAAGATACGGTTGCGTTTATTTATAAACCGTTAGCATGTCATAGCTATAATGTAATTAAACACGATGGATATGATGTTAAAATCGCAACCATTGATACTATGCTTAGTTTTTGGTTAGCATTTTTATATGCGGATAGACCCTATTACGACAAGGACCGTATTTTATGTATGGCGAATTATTTGTTTATGGTTCAAGAGAAAAACAGATTAGCGCAAAGAGGGCTATTAAAACGTTTTAGTCTTAATTGCGTAGGCCATCAAGAAACCATTGAGGAAATGCGAGCAGAAAAATCGGAAAAATATATGGAACTCAAGAGCAAAAGAAATAGTCTCGAATTTGAAGAATGGTTTTTACGATATCGCCCACAAGATATAAAAGGATTAAAAGAACAAGAGAAGCATAAAAAAGATAAAAATAAGAATAAATCTAAAACACAGAGAAACAAGAACAAAACGCGAAAGACAAAAACTAAAACCAAAAGAGGATTTGGTATTTTCTTCTAAATATTTTAAACATGCTTATTCAGTACAAGTCGTTCTAGAAACGTATTATAATCGTTTTTATGGTTCAAGTATATATTAACAATTTCAGCCGGTGAATAAAATTTGTCTTCGATTTTTGTTAGTACATCTCCATCTATTGTTCGTTTGAAGAAATGTTGAACCATCTCTCCAATAATTTGTCGACTAGCATAGGATAGTTCCATTGTTATATCAATGCGCCCCGGACGAATCAGTGCCGGGTCCAAATCATAATAATGATTGGACGAAATAATCATAATTCTGCCGGGTGTTTCGCGAATACCGTCCCACAAATTGAGGATGTCATCCAAAGTGATAGGTTCTTCAGTAGGCGGCATGTTTGGCATTATTATTTTTTCAGTATGTTCACTGGTAGCAAGTGTTTCTAATAAGTCACCGACATTTATCATTGAATTCGTAGTCAACTTGTTGTAATTTAGTTTATTTCCTAATCCGGAAGTAGATGCGTCTTCTTTTTTGTTATCTCTTCTTAATACGATGTCACCAATACAATCAATATCTTCAAATACAATTATTTTCTTATCAAATGCGATACTTCCCTTTTTATTGTCCGTATTATATCTTTCTTCAAAAAATACATTGTCAAGTTGTTTCTTGGTTTTAATCTGTTTCAACGAAATGGAAATAATATGGCGTTTCGTGTAATTTGCGATGGCTTTAATCAGAGATGTTTTGCCGGTTCCGGGCGGCCCATGTAAACCGATCCCAATAGAATACGGA